TGTGGGGTGCTTGTCCTTTTATGTATATGGTTTCCAAGTGAGACCTTAACTTCCCTACTGTTTTATATATGTATTTGTATGCACGTTCTACTACCACACATAAAAACAATTCTTCTAATCTATTTAGATATAGATATATATAGATAAGAGGACAGAGGGGCAGAATTCCACGCAACCATGCGGGTTTGAGACCGTCCGTAAACGCTGAAATCTTATTAAAATTGCAGACACGTCCGGACAGTGCCTCAATACGTAGTACCTGAGTACTAATTGGTGGGACACGGTGTCCCACGGGTCAGAACAGCTCCCTTTGAGCGCCGAGTTGGGCTTGCCATAGGCGGTACTCACGCTGTGATTGGAAGACCAAGCCGTGTCGGTGGAGCGCTCCCTTACGGAAGACGTGGACGTGTTGCTGTGAGCCGTAGCTGATGGTTTGCAGGTGGTATTCCTGACCACGGACTTCGACTGTGCCCTGCTCGGACACGATGGGGTTTGTGAGATTTCTCATAGGTAGTTCTCCTTCAGTGGGGGTGGTGGATGCGAACATAGCGAGCCATCGCTTTGAGCATGGTTTTCTGGGGGATGTGAAAGCGCACGGCCAGATGCTTGGCTATGTGAGGGAGCGCCTCGTGTGGTGCGCATGACAGGCTGTTGTGCAGGCCGTGAAGGATGCGCTTGGCATCTCGTGTGTTGGTGTTGTCGTGCATGGACGTTTCTCCAGTTAGACAGGTTGTGAAACACCGGGCAAGCCACGCCCGGCAGGTTGAGAACAGAAAACTCGTGGGACAGGGTGTCCCACCGATTACTTCATGGCGTTGAGCAAAGCGATAGCGGCTTTGATTTGCTTTTCCAAGGTGTCGCCCTCGAAGTTGCCAAGGAAGTCCATCGCCAGCGCCTTGGCATCGGCGCTCAAGCGCTTGGATGTGGCAGGCTTCTTAGGCTTATCCGCCTTGAACCAGACCATCACATTGCGATCCCACGACTTGCGTGCGCTGTCCATGCGGGACTCACGGGTTGACTCTGCGCCGGTATAGAACACGGCACTGCCCGCCGTGTTCCACGTGTAGTTGCACTTGTATTTCGTGGCGTGTACTGCGGCCAGTGCTTCGAGGAACGTGGGACACGCTGTCCCACCGAGGGACTTTGCGGCATCGCGCATGGCGTCCCCGTAGGACATACCTGCTGATAGGAATTTGCCGTAGGCTGTAACAGCCTCTGTTTGGATTGCAGTAAGTTTCTTCATGGAAGTTTCTCCGTTGAGTTGATGAATGTCTCTGGGCTTGTCCCTTCGACACCTCTATTGTGCGAAAGGGTCAAAAATCGAGCCGTTACGGGGAGAAATCGGCTGGCGGCGAACCCCACCCTACCCCCACCAAGCCGTATATGACAGGCTGACCGTCGTCCACATGAACACTGTTCCACAACCGCACAGAGTATCTCTGTAATACCTAAGCAGTATTTTTAAAACCGTAGCGTATCTCTGTAATACCTAAGTAATATTATAAAAATTCCAACACAGTTTTGTCTAATCTTTGACAACTTTACCGACCCCAAAAAATTTTATAAAAATTTTGAAAAAACTCAGGGCGTAAAAAAGCCCCGCCAGTTGCCCAGCGGGGCTAAGGAGGTCATCAACCTCAAGGAGAAAGCAGTGGAACTTGCTGCACGCAGCTTGCGCCAAAGCCCGATGTGAGTATATACTTCGCGCACCGGGACTGCAACCCGCCAACCGTAAGGACAAATGCTGGACCACCTGATTAACTTCGACGCCGAAGTGCTGCCAGTCTCCGAGGCCCCTGCCCCGGTGGCCAAAGCTACGCCTGCGGCCGCAGTCAACGCCAAGATCAATACGGCCGACTGGCTCAAGGACATGGGCTCCCCCGACACGGACGCTATCGTCTCGGAGCTGGAAAAGGCACACGCCCGTGAAACTTTCACCGCGCTGACAACCGGCGCTCCCATCAAAACACAACACGATCTGGTCTCCACCATTGAGACTCCGGCGGCTGTGCGGCACCTGACTGGGATGCTGACAGCATACGACTGGGAGTTTGTGCATCAGGCCAAGGAGCTGCGCGGGTACGCGGTGGCCAAAATCTTGGAAGACTGCGAACACACCAACGCCAACATCCGCTTAAAAGCGCTGGGGCTCTTGGGCAAAGTTACCGAAGTGGGCCTGTTCACCGAGAAGATCGAGGTCAAGCAAACCGAGATGTCGGACTCCGAGATCGAGCAACGCATCAAGGACAAGCTCAACAAATTCATGGGGGTCATCGACGTGATCGACGTTGCCTCCGACGAAGCCGAAATGCCCGAGAACGGCTCCTCCTACAACCTGACGCCTGAAACGGCTCCTAATGAACTTGAGCAATCTGACAACGCTGACCAAGCGTGAGTTGGAGGCGCTTGCACGCGCCCTGCCAACGCTGTCCGTCAAGGAAAAGATGGAGCTGCTCGATGATTTGGAAAAGCGCGAGCACAGAACGCGGCTGGCCACGGCCCAAGACAACATGCTGGGGTTCGCGTCTAGAGTCTATCCGGGTTTTAAGATCGGGCCGCACCACAGGAAGCTGGCCAAAATCTTCACGGACGTGATTGAGGGGCGCAAAAAGCGCGTCATCATCAACATCGCGCCTCGTATGGGCAAGTCCGAGTTCAGTTCGTACCTGTTCCCGGCGTACTTTTTGGGAAAATACCCCCAAAAGAAAATCATCATGGGCACCCATACGGCCGGGTTGTCCGAAGATTTTGGTCGGCGCATCCGAAACTTGCTCGACGCAGAGGAGTACCGTGAGATTTTTCCCCAAACAACGGTGGCCGATGACCAAAAAGCTGCCGGTAAGTGGTCAACAGGTGCTGGCGGCCAGTATTACGCTGCTGGTGTGGGCGGTGCGCTCGCTGGTCGTGGTGCTGATCTTTTTGTTATTGATGATCCCCACTCTGAGCAGGACGTTAAGACCAACTCCCGGCTGGCTTTCGACACGGCGTGGTCGTGGTTCCAAACAGGCCCGCTCCAGCGCTTGATGCCGGGCGGTGCGATCATCGTCATCATGACGCGGTGGTCCCTTTTGGACCTGACGGGGCGCTTGATTAACTACCAAGCCAAAAATCCCGAGGCCGAGCCGTGGGAAATCGTCGAGCTTCCGGCTATTTTGAACGAAGGCACCGAAAACGAGAAGTCGCTTTGGCCCGAGCAGTGGCCGCTGGCCACCCTCAAGTCCACCAAGGCCGCGTTGGACCCCAAGTACTGGAACGCACAGTACATGCAGCAGCCCACCGCCGAGGGCAGCGCCATTGTTGGCCGCAAGATGTGGCGCATTTGGGAGGGCGATGAGCCCCCACGCTGTGAGTACGTGATCCAGAGCTGGGACACGGCGTTTGAGACCAAAAACAACTCCGACTACTCGGCCTGCACAACGTGGGGCGTGTTCTACAACGAGGAAGAGGGCGACGCGCCGCAGGTGATCTTGCTGGACGCGTTCAAAGACCGGATGGCGTTTCCGGAACTTAAAGTTGTTGCGCTCAAGCACTACAAAGAGTGGGAGCCCGACGCGTTCATCGTGGAAAAGAAAGCCGCTGGTGCTCCGCTGATCCAAGAGCTGCGGGCCATAGGGATTGCGGTCGACGAGTTCAGCCCCAGCAGGGGCAACGACAAGATTGTGCGTATGAATGCGGTTGCGGATTTGTTCAGTTCGGGTAAAGTCTGGGCACCGGACACGCGCTGGGCGAGGGAAGTGATCGAAGAAGTTGCCGCTTTTCCTGTGGGAGAGCACGACGACTACGTGGACACGACTACCCAAGCACTGCTGCGCTTCAGACAAGGCGGTTTCATCACGCTCGACTCAGACGACAACGATGACCGCTCCTTCACCCGCCGCAGGGCGGCGTACTACTAAAGAAAGCTGAACCCATGGCGACGAACATCGACAAAGCACTATTCCAACAGCCAACGGGCATTGACGCCCTTGGTCAAGCCGAAGAGGCCATTGAGATTGAGATCATTGACCCCGAAGAAGTGAACATCGAGGCAGGCCCCCTGTCCATCCACATGGAAAAGGGCGAGCCAAGCGTAGAAGACTTTGATGCCAACTTGGCCGACTACCTTCCCGAAGGTGCCATGGCGACCATGGTCAGTGACTTGGCCAGCGACATCGACAACGACAAGAACTCCCGCAAGGAGTGGGAAAAGGCGTACGTCACCGGGCTGAAATTGCTGGGCTTGCAGATCGAAGAGCGCACCGAGCCATGGGACGGCGCGTCCGGCGTGTTCCACCCGATGATTACCGAGGCAGTTGTCCGGTTCCAGTCCGAGACAATCACCGAGACGTTCCCGGCCCAAGGCCCAGTGCGCACAAAAATCGTGGGCAAGGAGACGCCTGAGAAGAAAGACGCGGCCCAGCGGGTGCAAGAAGACATGAATTTCCAGTTGACCGAGGTCATGCAGGAGTTCCGCCCCGAGCACGAGCGCATGTTGTGGAGCCTCCCAGCTACCGGCTCTGCGTTCAAAAAAGTGTATTTTGACCCTAGTATTGGCCGTCAAACGTCTATTTTTGTCCCTGCCGAGGACATCATCCTGCCCTACGGCACATCGGACATCCAGACTTGCTACCGCGTGACGCACGTCATGCGCAAAACGGAAAACGAAATCAAAAAGTTGCAGCAAGCAGGCTTTTACCGGGATGTGGACATCGGCTCGCCCGACAAAGCCATCGACGAGATCAACAAAGCCAAAGACAAAGAGACCGGCTTTGCCGACTTAAACGACGACCGGTTCACTTTGTACGAGAGCCACGTTGATCTGTACATCAAGGGCGACCCGCTGGCGGATGAAGACGACATCGCGCTGCCCTACGTTTTCACGTTCATCCGGGGCACTAACACCGTCTTGGCTATCCGCCGCAACTGGGACGAAGACGACGCCCTGCATTTGAAGCGTCAGCACTTTGTACACTACCAGTACATCCCCGGCTTTGGCGCTTACGGCTTCGGGTTGTTCCACCTGATCGGCGGATTTGCAAACTCAGCAACGTCGCTCATGCGACAGCTGATCGACGCAGGTACATTGAGCAACTTGCCCGGCGGTTTGAAGTCCCGTGGTCTGCGCATCAAGGGCGACGACACCCCAATAGCGCCCGGTGAGTTCCGCGACGTAGACGTTGGCTCGGGCACGATCCGTGACAATATCTTACCGCTGCCTTACAAAGAGCCAAGCAGCACCCTGTACAACCTGCTCAACACAATCGTGGAAGAGGGCAGGCGGTTTGCCGCAACGGCCGACATGAAGATCAGCGACATGGGTGCCAACGCCCCTGTCGGCTCAACGCTGGCCCTGCTTGAGCGCCAGCTCAAAGTGATGACCGCAGTTCAGGCGCGTGTTCACTTCACGCTCAAGCAAGAACTCCAGCTGCTTGCGGCAATCATCCGCGACTACACGGACGACGAGTACACCTACGAGCCAGACGGCGAAGAAGGCCCACGCGCCAAGAAGGGTGACTACCGCCATGTGGACATCATGCCCGTGAGCGACCCCAACGCCGCTACCCTCTCCCAACGTGTGGTGCAGTACCAAGCCGTGATCCAGCTGGCGCAATCTGCCCCTGACATCTACGACCTGCCCAAGTTGCACCGGGGGATGCTGGAGGTGCTGGGCATCAAGCACGCTGACAAGCTCGTGCCGCTGGAAGAGGACTTGCGCCCCACAGACCCCGTGTCGGAGAACCAGAACGTACTCAAGGGTAAACCCGTAAAAGCGTTCCAGTACCAAGACCACCAAGCGCACATTCAGGTCCACATATCCGCCATGCAAGACCCAATCGTCATGCAGCTTGTTGGCCAGAACCCCAAGGCTCCGATAATCCAAGCGGCCATGATGGCCCACATTGCCGAGCACGTTGGGTTTGGCTACCGCCAAAAGATCGAGCAGCAGTTGGGTATGCCGCTGCCCCCAGAAGGCGAGCAGTTGCCTCCGCAGATTGAGATCGCCCTGTCCGGCATGATGGCCCAAGCCGCGCAGCAAGTGCTCCAGCAAAGCCAAGCGCAGGCCGCACAGCAACAAGCCCAGCAGCAACAGCAAGACCCTGTTGTGCAGATGCAACAGCAAGAGTTGCAGATCAAGCAAGGCGAGCTGGCACTCAAAGAGAAGAAGTTGCAGATCGACGCTTCGTCCAAGGCCGACGAGCTGGAGCTTAAGCAGCAGGCGCTTGAAGCCAAGATGCAGCTCGAAGGCTTCAAGGCTGGCCAACAGGCCCAGCAAGCAGAAAAGCGGTTGCAGTCTGACCAAGAACGTGAAGGTGTCCGCATGGGCATTGACATCGCAAAAAGCCGCCAGCAAATGGCACGTCCTCAACCAACCAAGGGTAAACCCTAAACCACATGATCGCAGACTTCGCACGCGTATTGCGCGAAAAATTACGCACCGACATGAACAACTACGCTGATGATTTGGCGGGTGGAGCGTGTCGCTCATTTGACGAATACCAAAAACTCTGCGGCCTAATTCAAGGTCTGGCGGTTGCAGAGCGTCACCTCCTCGACCTTGTAGAGAAAGTAGAGCAATCAGATGAGTGAAATCATTCTGCCTCCGGGCATCAGCCTGCCAAAGCACATCCAGCCGCTTGCCGTCCCAGAAGACGAGGCTGACAACGAAACCAAAGCATCAGCGCTACCCACCCCCGTGGGCTACAAGCTGCTGTGTGTTGTGCCGGAAGTCGATGAAAAAATCGCCGGTACTTCCCTCGACCTTGTTCGAGATGCTGCGACTTTGAAAGCGGAAGAACACGCCACCACGGTGCTGTTCGTGCTTCGAGTCGGACCAGACGCGTACAAAGACACTGCCAAGTTCCCCGCCGGTGCGTGGTGCAAGGAAGGTGATTTTGTGCTCGTGCGTACCTACACCGGTACTCGCTTTAAGATTTTCGGCAAGGAATTCCGAATCTTGAACGACGATCAGGTGGAGTGTGTTGTGCAAGACCCACGCGGCTTAACCCGCGCATAAGGAGCAGAAATGAGTGAGTTTAAATTCCCGGACGAGATTGAGGACGACAAGACGCAAGTCGATGTCGCTGTTGATGGGGATGTCGAGATTGAGATTGTTGACGACACCCCTGAAAAAGACCGTGGCCGCAAGCCGCTGGACCGCGAAGTGGCTGACCCCACAGACGATGAGATTGAGAGCTACTCTGATGGCGTTAAAAAACGCATCAAGGAGCTGACCCACGCACGTCACGACGAGCGCCGGGCAAAAGAGTCGCTCATGCGCGAGAAGCAAGAGCTTGAACGCCTTGCCCAGCACATGGTGGCCGAGAACAACAGGCTAAAGCAGTACGTCAACAGCGGCACAGAGCAGTACGCCGCTTCGCAGCTGTCGCTGGCCGAGACCGAAGTGGAAAAAGCCAAGCGCCAGCTCAAGGAAGCGACCGAGGCTTTTGACACCGATGGGGTCATTGCGGCGCAAGACGCACTGATGGATGCCAAGATGAAGGTGCAGGCTGCAAAAAATTTCAAGCCAGCCCCTTTACAGGTGGAAGAAACTGCTGTACAAACACAACAAACGCAAGTACCACGTCAGGAACTGGACGATAAAACTGCTCGCTGGCAGGCAAAAAACCAGTGGTTCGGTTCTGAGGGGTATGAGGAAGTCACCAGCTTCGCACTAGGGCTGCACCAAAAGCTAGTCAATTCGGGGGTTGACCCTCGCTCTGATGATTACTTCGAGCGCATTGATGCTCGCATGAAGTCCACGTTCCCTGATATGTTCGGTGGGACCGAAGACAAGCCACGTTCCGGCGATGGCTCCAGACGACCTACCTCGGTTGTTGCCCCCGCGACTCGTTCAACGGGCGCAAGAAAGGTCCAGTTGACGCCTACGCAGATTGCGTTAGCGAAAAAATATGGATTAACCCCGCAGCAATATGCTGCTGAAGTAGCAAAATTGGAGAAATCAAATGGCTGAAACAACAACCCGGACCCCTCGTGAACTCGTGTCACGCGAAAAATCTACTCGGTATGTGTACGCACCTCCGAGCGCACTGCCTGATCCAACCCCTGAGCCCGGTATGGTGTATCGCTGGATTGCGACCCACGTACTCGGTGAAGCACAAAACACGAACGTGTCTACCAAGATGCGTGAAGGTTGGGAACCGGTCAAAGCAGTCGACCATCCGGAACTGATGCTGGAGGGTAATGCAAAAACTGGCAACGTCGAGATCGGCGGCCTCATGCTCTGCAAGATGCCACGCGAACGCGCCCAAGCCCGTGATGAGTATTACGCCAAACAAGCGCAGGCCCAGATGGATTCTGTGGATAACAGTTTCATGCGAAACAACGACCCTCGTATGCCGCTTTTTGCTGACCGCAAGTCAACAACAAGTCGCGGCGGCGGTTTTGGTTCTGGTTCAAAGTAACAAGGAGTCCTTAAATGGCATCTACAAACGCTCCCTACGGGCTACGTCCCGTAAACCGTAACGACGGCATGCCCTATGCTGGCGCTACGAGTCAATTCCTGATCGACCCCACCAGCGGCGCTGGCACCAACTTGTTCTATGGCCAAGTTGTTCTGATTGACGCCAACGGCTACATCGCTCTGTCTACCGCCACTGGCGCTGACCTGACCACCAACAACCTTGGCGGCTCCAGTATCGGCGCTTGGGGTGTGTTCGTTGGTTGTTCTTACATCAACGCACAAGGCCAGCAGATTTACGCTCAGTACTACCCTTCCGGCACAACCGGCGTGGTGACTGCATACGTGATTACTGACCCGAACGTGACGTTCCAAGCTCAGTTGGATGGCCAAGTCACCCAAGCTGCTCTCGGTGCCAACACTTTCTTTGCTGCTGCACAGTCTACTTCTACAGGTTCTACCCGTACAGGTAACTCCACCAGCGCTTTGGAAAGCACCGTTGTGACTACCGCTGCCGCGTTTAAGATCATCGGTTTTGCTTCCCCGCTGACCGATACTTACACCGAAGTCTTGGTGAAGTTCAACCCCGGCGCTTCCGCCTTCACCAACGCCGTCGGCATCTAAGGAGTAACGTACCATGGCTATTTCACGCGCACAACTGCTCAAAGAGCTGCTCCCCGGTCTGAACGCCTTGTTCGGTTTGGAATATGCACGCTACGGCGAAGAGCACAAAGAGCTGTACGAGACCGAGAAATCGGAGCGTAGCTTTGAAGAAGAAACCAAGCTGTCCGGCTTTGGTGCTGCACCTGTCAAGAACGAAGGCTCTGCCATCGCTTACGACAACGCGCAGGAAGCCTTCACTGCTCGTTACACCCACGAAACCATCGCTTTGGGCTTCTCCATCACGGAAGAAGCAGTGGAAGACAACCTGTATGACAGTCTGTCTGCCCGCTACACCAAGGCTCTGGCTCGCGGTATGGCTTACACCAAGCAGGTCAAAGCTGCTTCTGTTCTGAACACCGGCTTCTCCGGCGCTGCTCTTGGCGGCGACGGCGTGTCTTTGTTCGGTAACAACAGCGGCGGCACTCGCGTAGGCCACCCTCTGGTTGGCGGCGGCGTTAACTACAACAGCCCCACCACCGGTGTTGACCTGAACGAGACTTCATTGGAAAACGCAACGATCCAGATCGCTGCTTGGACTGATGAACGTGGCCTGTTGATCGCTGCCAAGCCTGTCAAACTGGTGATCCCACCAGCTTTGATGTTCGTGGCCAAGCGCTTGCTTGACACCGAACTGCGTGTTGGTACTGCTGACAACGACATCAACGCGTTGAAGCAGATGGGCACCGTGTCTGGCGGTTACACCGTCAACCACTTCTTGACCGACAGTAACGGCTGGTTCCTGACCACTGACGTGCCTAACGGCTTGAAGCACTTCGAGCGCACCGCTTTGGCTACGTCCATGGATGGTGATTTCGACACCGGCAACGTCCGTTACAAGGCTCGCGAGCGTTATTCGTTCGGCTGGTCTGACCCATTGGGTATCTGGGGCTCTTCGGGCTCCTAATGGTACGGGTCGGGGGTTCCCGGCCGTCCAGTGAAAAAGGGGCCTTGTGCCCCTTTTTCTTTTGGTGTATATTGCACGCACTCCCGGACTTTTCCGGTGTATCTGACGGCTCCGGGCCGACGACATGCAGACAGATACGCCCCAACTTGCATGTAAGGAACCATCATGGCACGCACCACATTCTCCGGCCCAGTCGTATCACAAAACGGCTTCATTATTGACCACGTTTCGGCACAAGCCATCAACGCAACTGCCACCGCCACTGCGGCTCAAGTTGCTGCTGGCTACATCACTTCTACTTCGGCACTGGCCACCACCATCACACTGCCAACAGGCACATTGCTGGGCGCGGCTGTTAATGCAACACAAGGCACCGTGCTGGACTTGTTTATTGACAACACCGCAGGCGCGAACATAGTGACTATCGCTGTTGCCACGAACGGCATCTTGTCTACTGCTGCTGCGGATACCGCAGGCTCTTTTGGTGATCTGACAGTTGCCGCTGGCGCTACCGGTCTGGCACGCTTCACGATCATGTTCTCCAGCCCAACGGCCTACGTGTTTACCCGCACTGCCTAATTGATCTTGGGGGCTTTGGCCCCCGCATTACAGGAGATTGATTATGACAATGCAGTATGATGTTCTTTCTAAATTTGTAACCGCTTTCGGCGCGGTTACAGATACTCGTTCCCGTCTTAAAGGGTTATGGGTTGCTTCTACCGTTGCTACAAACCCAAACCCAGTTTTTGTTGACACGGATACCTCGTTAACCGGCACATACAGCCAAACAACCACGACTATTACTGTTACGTCAGCCAATCACGGTTTAGTAGTTGGGCAGCGTGTTGCTTTGGCGTTTACCAGTGGCTCGGGTGCAAGTGGTGGTTT